TCACCTCCCATGGCCATTCCAGTTGGTGCCAATTGCTCACCAGCTAGTTGACGTGCTGCATTATCTGCTTGCTCACGTGCTTGTGTCATAGAGTCTAGCATGCCAGTCAATAGTTGACCGACGCTGGTTTTAAATGCATCAGCTTGCTCGTTGCCAATTTGATCACGGATAGTGTCAATTAGCGCAGGCATTTGCTCTACTTGCATTTTGCTTAGTTTTTCCAGCATGTCTTGGATTGAATCAACCATGTCTTTAGCTGCTAGAATAGCTTCGCTCTTGCCCATCTCGCCTTCCATTAGCTTACGGTTTTCAACGATCCATTTGTTTAGTCCTTCACGAACCATTAACAATTCCATATACTTAGAATTAGTTTCAGCTGTGTGTGCGCCGTAACTACGTCTAATTCTATTGATGTTTTCAGAAATTGTATTGCTCAAATGCAATGCTTTTCCATAGTTCAAACGGCTGTAATCAATGGTATAGCCAAAACGTGTACTCATGACAGAGTTCATTTTTTTAGATGTTACAATTGGGTTAATGTCAGAAAGGTTCATATTAAGTAATTCCTAGAATTTAATGTATTTAGCCGAGTTCAAACTTTTTTCTAAGTTAGATTTAGCTAGTGTAAGTTTGCCCGCTGATTCTTGATAGCGAACCAAAAATAAATCAATTTTTTGTTGATCTTTCTTTTTCTGCGCCTGCTTAAATCTAAAATAGAAATTTTCAGATTTGATTGTTAGTTTACTAACTTCAGCATCGTTCTTTAAGATAACGTCAGCCTTGGTATCTTTGCCAGTCTGGCTATATACTGCATAGCATATTGCAGCCAGCTTGCTGGTAAAAACATGCACAGTATCGCTAAAACGATAGTGTACTTCCCACCAATTGTTGTCAACTAACCTTACTGCATAGTTGCCTACAACATAGCCATTTTTACCAATTGGCGCTATAAAAGGCATTTGATTACTTCTTGTTTGTTTTGCGATCAAAGCCGTTAGCTCGTCCTCGCTCCAATTCTTAAAGTAAGAAACTGCCTGAGCTACCATTTGCTCAACTGTTGATATTTCTAAAGTATTCGACTTTGCCATTGTTGTTTTTTCTGATTAGCGCACCTTTGTTAACCAACTGTGCTGCAAGATGCTGCTCACGAATATCCAACGACGATTTTGGAATGCCAACACCTTCGTCAAATTTTGACATTACATCCGATTCTTCGTTGGTAATCGGCATGCGAATGTTGTTGGTTAATTCAATGATTCTCATTTTAATATTGCTATGATATTATCTGCATGAGCACTGGCCCAACTTAACACTATCATCCCGCCGGCAAATGTGTACATCCATTTGTCTTTAAAACGTTCTATAGACGATATCTTCTTTGCCATTTCAACATGTTGCGCACAGCTGGCTTGATACATTACTTCCAATTTTGCTTCAATGGTATCTCTGGTTTTATCCAGGCAGTTATGCATTTCTTTTACGTCTACTTTTAAATCATCAAGTTTCTCATTGAGATTCTCGACCTTAGTTTCAACTATTCCTAGTCGCTCTGTTGTGGTTGCCATAAGTTCCTTTGCATGCTCCTAAAAATGGGCATTATAAGCTATTTAATCCAATTGCTAAGAAACTTTGAAATAGATATTCTTAAACTCACTGCGTGTTTGAAATAAAGGTGTAGCAAACTTAACAGATTCTGTTAACCCGCTGATTATTGGTATTTGATCAAAGTTTGATTCAATGGTTGCAATAGGATCTGCGCCAAACGCATCCGGTTGCTCTATGTAAAACATAAATTTCCAACAATTTTGCGAACCTTTGAAGTTTGATCCAAACTGATGTTCAGACAGTCGTACCTTTGTTGACCCAGCAGCTGGGGTTATGTCCAATGGTTGTGCAGTGAGACTTATTGTTTGTAGAACAGTTTCCCAGTTTCTTTGTTGATTTCTGAGTAATAATTCACCTGTAGATCTATAAACCCCTGTGTCTGTTATGTCTACTAGAGTATAGCCGACAAACCATGTTCCTGTGTTATTCATCAAAATATTTATTTAAACAGATACCACGGCCATAAAAAAAGCACCTTGCGGTGCTTTTTTTACTAATCAATTTGATTAAGCGAAGTAGCAAACTGCTGTTGCTGTAACGCCAGTTACGCCACCAAAATCTGTTTCTGGTGTATCAACGATTTCTGGGCCTTCAGTGATGATGTGTACTAGATCAGTAGATCCGCTAACAAAACCACCTACGGTATCAGCACCAATAGCTAGTACCGAATTAGTTAGTTCAATGTATTGAACAACTGCATCTAATTCAGTTTGAGTCATGTTTGTCTTAGCGAATTTTGTTAAAGCGATCTGACGACCAGCTGCGCTGTAAACTTCTGTCTTACCATTTAGTCTTGCAAAAACTGCCATAATATTTTCCTTTAAAAATGTACGCTTTCGCGTTAAAAATATTTATCAAATATTTAAAAATTTCACTTGTTGAAGTGGGCTGCACCAAATACACCCCTGCTTACCAACTTAATTAAACCTATACTGCTGGGGAATACAAACCCTTCGCCACCAGGTTTACCGTTGATAGTCTGTTCTACACCAGTTACCTGACGTTCTAGTTGTTGCACAAGATTGTCTTTAACTGCATATATAGCATTCCAAGCTTCTGCCAAGTCTTGGTACTGTTGTTTGTGTGTGATCAAGAACCCAGGTATTGGTTGTCCTTTGTCATCAACTTGACCTGTGCCTGTTACTAGCAACTTGACCTGCTTGGCACTTATGTTGCCGCTGGCTAACCAAGTATCCAAGTTGTCATTTGTTTGTTGGGTAATTTTTTTATTAAAATAAGTTTGAATTGCAGATCTTGCAACTCCATCAATGTTGTTTAGAAATGACTCGGCGTTTGCACCTTTGCGTCCGTTCAACAACGAGTCTGCCTTGGCAAACAATACAGATGGGTAGTCTAATTTAAATGACAATCCAAGTTTTGGCTCGATGATAACGACTGGGCCGCCATTGCGCAGGCCAGTTTTCCCATCCCAGGGCGCACTGTCTTTTTGATGTACTACAATTATGCCACGAGTATTAGCGTTAATTAACTGCCCATATTTTGATTGTGGATCAATCTTGTAGTCTACAGTAGTGGGATTAAATTGATATTTGCCATCTATTAGATTAACAGGGCCTACTTGCATCAAGTCGCCTTTGAATACAGCCTGTTCTACTACAGCAAACTCAAGCCCGCGCCAGATTGTTTTGATTTTTTCGTACAAATCTCCTCTGTTGGCACCACGTCCTTGATCGTATTCTTCCCATTGTTCGGGACTTGTAGCTAGTACACCTTTGGGATACATGTACTTGTCTGAGCAAAAAAATGTACCGTCTGCTTGGCGCCCAAAGAATAGTGCAATGCCGCCGTCCCACTTGATAGATATCTTGTCTGATGCAGCTACAATTTGTTTGAGTGCATTTAGATATTTTTTAGCTTCTGAGACGCCAGAGAATATGCTGTCCTCTGGATGCGGGATTCTAGGACCTTCGCCTGCTTCTACTAGATAATCTACAAACGATAGTTTCATAGATTGGCTAATTTCCTAAACCAAGCTGGGCTCCCTGGCTTGACTGCTTCATTGAGTTTGATCAGGCCTTTGTTTTCGTCGGCTCTGGCCTGTGCTAGTTTGACTTCTTTGTCAGGATCATTCTCTAATGCTTTAATCATTGACTTGACACTGTTAAACGCATCACCTTTTTCTTTTGGTGGTGGATTAAACAAAATTTTAGCTGCTTGATCTCTGGTTCTGGCTACAACTTCACCAGTTTCTCTGTTGATTAGTTTTGCTGCAAATGGATCAAACTTCAATCCCAGTGGCTTTGCTATGCTGCTGATCAATATAAAAATCTGATTGCCTTTAAAATCTTCATCGTCGTACATGCCGCGTGGACCATGTTGATGCCATTGTGCAACTATCTTTGCTTCTTCAATGACCATATAGTCAACTTGTGCAATTTTAGAATGCTGTGTGCTATTTTGCAAGTAAGGAATACCTGCATGTACGTTTCTTCCTTTGACATTGGATTCTATTCCCTTGGCTTCAAGATATGCTTGCAATGCATATTTTGCAGCTTTGATTGTTTCTTCGGGAGTAGACTTGTGTGTTTTGAACAGTGTAACCAAGTCCATTGCTTCGACCATTAAATCAATGTCCCCAGATGGTTTCTTTTTAAATCCTGCACTACCTATATGAACTTGTAAATTCTTTAATAGTTCTTTAGGCAACAATCTTCTGGCTGTTTCAACTACTTCTTGAACATCTTCTCGGTTAACTGGCTCAGCTGCACTAATTGCATTGCCACCTTCTTTGAGAACCACTTCTTTAGTTTCTTCTTCTAAAGTTTTTGGGCCTCGGGCAGCACGAGGATTGTTATTACCAGGTCCAAGTTTGGGCGCTGGGGCAGTAGGACGCGGTGCTGGTTGTGCTAACGCTGCTCTTTCAGGCTCAGACAATGGAGGTATTTCTGGTTCTAATACTGGTTCAATTGGCTCAGGCGGTGCCGCAGGTGGCGGAGCAGCAGGTGGCGGAACAGTTGTTTGTTTCTTTGACATCGCCATTTGTATACCATCTTCAACTGAAGTTCCTGCTGGTACACGAGTTATCATCTGTTTAATTTCAGTAGGTCCGTATCCCAGCGACTTTAAAGCAGCCATAATGTCAGAGCGGACAGCAGGATCCAATTCGCCATCAACAGAACTAGCAGTTGGATTTGTTGCACTCAAGCCTCTGGCCATTGATCGCATTGCTGCATCGCCTGCCTGAGGGGCCCTATTTGGATTATTGGCTGCACTAGTGTAAGAAGTTCCGGC